CATAACAATAGACTAATGATACTTAGATAGGGATATTACACCCCCTATGAACCTTAAAATAAAAAGAAATATGCTGGTTAAGCTGTATGTTGGTGGGGTGCGGCACAAAGGTTCAGAAAGAGTACCAACGCAGTTCTTAAACAGACTTAGGGTATCTGATCCAACAGGTGGTGTTCCTGAAGTTTGGAGGTTTAGACAGATCCTCTTCTGTTTGTTATATAAAGATAACTAAAAGCATCTAAATCTGTTCATAGATATTTCTTATATTGCTATAGATTTTATCTATGCACTACAAAAATTAATTATTAGGTTATCTATATGATGAGTGAAAACATTACACTAGAGTTAAGCGTTCCAACCAGAATGTCTGATATTAAGCTGGAGCAGTATCAGAAGTATTTAAAGGTTGTTGATGGTGTTGAACAAGAGAGTGAGGAGTCTGTAAACTTTGTCAATCTTAAGGCTCTTGAAATCTTTTGTGGATTGCAGCTAAAGGAGAGTTATAAGCTCCCCTTGTCTGAGTTTGGTGGAATTATAGAAGACTTGTCTTCTGCATTGGCCGAGAAAACACCATTGGTGAAGAGGTTTTGGTTTAGAGGAGACAATGGCAATGAAGTAGAGTTTGGTATGATACCAGACCTCAACAATATGTCATTTGGTGAGTATGTAGATTTAGATAAATATATTTCTGATTGGTCAAATATGCACAAGGCGATGGCTGTGTTATTTAGACCTATTACTAAAAAGAGAAAAGACCTATACGATATAGAAGAATATGAAGGGTCTGATAAGTATGCAGATTATATGAGGTATATGCCGCTTAATGTTGCATTGGGGGCTATTGTTTTTTTTTATCGTTTAGGGATGAAATTATCCAAACATACGATGGACTATTCGTTGAATCACATGACGACAGACCAACGCTCTCAAGTAGAGAAGATGTTTTTGGAAAGAAGTGGGGTTGGTATCAATCAATTTATGCACTTGCTGGATCAGATGTCACAAGATTTGATCAAGTTACCAGGCAGCCATTAAGAAAATGTTTTACATGGCTAATATTTGAAAAAGAAAAGAACGAGCTAGAAGCTAAAAGAATAAAAGATAGTTATAGATGACAACAGTATATAATATATTAAGCACTATTAAGACATTCCTCAGAAACAATCCTATTGTTAATACTGTAACATTTGGTGATATTTCTGACATTGACCTTAATAAGACAACAATCTTTCCATTAACACACTTCTTCATTAATAATGTGACAGTAGTGGATCAGGCCATGCAGGTATCAATCAGTATGCTATTTACTGATGTTGTTGACCACTCTAAGAACTTTAACAATAATGACTTTGGAAACAGGGAGGATGACACCAATTTGATTGATGTGTACAATACGCAGCTTCAAATTGCTAATGCTCTTATACAAGACTTAAAAAGAGGAGACTTATATAGAGACAGGTATCAGCTAGAGGGCAATCCTGTATTGGAGCCATTTAATGATAGATTTGAGGATGAGTTAGCTGGGTGGACAGTAGACTTGACTATAACTATTCCTAATGACAGTATCTCTGTATGTTAGAAAGTGAAACGAACTTACATTAAATGTTAGAGTCTAGAATACATAAGATTCTTAGTATGTATGGCAGCAATATTGTGTTGGCCTTACAGAGAGAGCTTAGAATAAATGACAATATAGCCACAGGAAAGGCTATTGAGAGTTTAAGATATGTTATAGAGCATGAGGGAAGCCAAGTTGTTCTAAGCATATTAGGAGAGCATTATATAAAGAAGATTGATGAGGGTAGAAAGCCAGGTAAAAGACCACCTAGCTCTACTACCATAGAGAAGTGGATTGAGGCTAAAAGTAGCTTCAGGCTAAGAGATAGCAGGGGTAGGTTTGTAGCAAAGACAAAATCTAACATTAAGAGAGCTGCTTTTAATATCTCTAGATCAATAGGAATAAAGGGGACTAGACCATACAACTTGCTAGAGTATGCTATGAAGCCTCAAGAAAGCAAGATATTAGCAGAGGTGGTTACCGCCTTTGTAGAAGAAGAACTAAACACAATGATTAAGAATAAAACTTTAATAGTATAAGATGGCAAATATAGGAGTAAGAAGTCCATATTTTATATATGAAACAGAGGCAGGAGCGGTTTCTGCTAAACTGACCCTTACTATAGACAGTACAAATATTTATTATATAGTAAAGGACACAGGAACTACATTCCTGGCAGATATATCTGAGATAGTTAGAGACTATGTAACGCCCACTTATGATGGCACACTAGATGCTGATTCTCCTGGAGAGGTTCCAGTAACCACTTCTGTACAGTTCTATGACACAGCAGGGGCAACAGGAAGTACAGTGGGTTCTGCACATACGCAGTCTCACACTGCATTTGATGGATATAATTACTTCCATCAAGGAAACAACTTTCAGATAAGCAACAGTACCAATCTATTGAGCGAGTCTACTATATGGGCACCAGACAGCACTGCTGGCACATTTTATTCTACAGATGTTTCAGGGAATATTGTAGTAAATAATTATTTGACTTCAGACACAAGTGAGGCTGGAGTGACCATTAAACGCTATGGATGCTCTAAATACGATGCTATTAAGTGTGTGTTTGTAAACAAATTTGGTGTACCTCAAGAATTATATTTCTTTACTAAGAATATGGAGACTACAGATTCTTCAAGAGAGTCTTATAAGTCAAATATCATCTCATCAACAGGAACTGTAGACACCAATAAACATCAATCAAGGTCTTACAATGTACAAGGAAGTACAAAATATACATTAAACACAGGCTTTGTGGGTGAAGAATATAATGAGTTCATTAGAGAGCTTATGCTATCTGAGCAAGTGTGGATTCACTTTGATAGCGTAGTCAGACCTGTTACACCATTAACTTCTAGCGTTCAGTTTAGAACATCATTAAACGACAAGCTAGTGCAATATACAGTAGAGTTTGAGCAGGCTAATGACCTTATAGCAAATGTAAGATAATGCGAGAAATTCAATTATATATAGGATCAGACAGAGTAGAGCTGTTTGGCGGAGACAGTGTATCTATAACAGAGTCTATTAAGAACGCCAAAGACATCTCTAAGGTGTTTACTACATTCAGTAGACAGTTTACTGTCCCTGCATCTAAGTCTAATAACAAGATATTTAAGCATTATTACAATTACCATATTACTAATGGCTTTGACGCTAGGATAAAACAGGATGCAAGCATAGAAATAAACAGCCTTCCTTTTAGAAAGGGTAAAATAAAGCTAGATGGCGTTGATATGCGTAGCAATAAGCCTTATGCTTACAGAATAACATTCTATGGAAGTGTTGTTGAGTTAAAAGACTTACTAGGAGAAGACAAGCTTCCTTCTTTAACAGTAGGGGCAGGAAGTCTTGATATAGATATGCCTTATGACTCTGACAGTATAAAGACTAACCTAACTAATCTAACTTCTGTAGATAAGAACAGCACTTCAGTCGCTGGAGTGTCTCTTCCATTAATCACTCACAGCCAAAGGCTGTATTTTGACAGTAGCAAATCTTCTCAGCAATCAGGAAACCTATATTATGGCTCTGTTAATCAAGGAGTCAAGTTTGATGAATTAAAATATGCTGTTCGCCTAGATAAAATACTTGAGGCTATAGAGTCTAAATATACAACAGGCAATGGTTACGCCTCTAACATTACTTTTGCTTCAGGCAGCTTCTTTGATGCAGCACAGGCTACAGACATTACTAAACTATATATGTGGTGTCACAGAAAGAAAGGAAAAGTAGACATATCTCAAAGTACAGCAGTGCAGGCTACATTCATAAGTGGGGGTGGTTCTTATCCTCCTGGAAGCTACGGTTCTACTATGTCAGGAAATACGCTTACAATAGATGTAGCCACTGGACAGAGCTTAAACCTAACAATAACCACTAATAGTGACTTTGCTTATACTGTAGACATCTATAAGAATGGCTCAATCTACAAAACAGTTGAGCAGGCTATAGGGGACCAGATAATAGGCGTTACCTTCACTCAAAATGATGATTTTGATGTGTATTTGAGCATCTATGAAAAAGATGCAGATTTTAACACTATAAAGTGGGATTTTGTCTGGGCACCAACTTCAGGTCCAGTTATAACAGATACTTATACATCTAATTTATCAAACTCAAGCCTAACTGTAGGATATGAGTTTAATATCGCAGAGAACTTGCCAGATATGACTATTATAGACTTTCTGTCAAATATCTTTAAGATGTTCAATTTGGTTGCCTATGTAGATGACAATAACGACATCTATGTAGAGCCATTAGATGACTTTTATAGCACAACCGAGAGAGACTTGTCAAAATACATAGATGCAGAGAACTCTCAGGTCAATGTGGCTTTGCCATACAAGGAAATCTTCTTTAAATATGCGGACACAAAGACCATATTGGCAGAGCAGCACTTACAGGAAATATCTCAAGTAGAGTGGGGTGGTACAGAATATACGGATGCTATAAACCTAAGCGGAGGTATATACAAAATGGAGCCTGCATTCCATCATGCCAAATATGAAAAGTTGCTTGATTTTGGGCAAAACTTAGCAGACACAGGAGTTCAGGTAGGATATTTTGTTACAGACAATGAAGAAGCTTATCTAGGCAAGCCATTGATTCTGTATATAGACAATATACAAGCAAATAGAAGCATAGGATTCTTATCTAGAAATAGCAGAAGCGAGATAACAACCTCTTCTGGAATCAATATGCCATCTAATACAGAGACTATAGACGATGAAACAACTGACAACATTCACTTTAATGCAGAATTAAGCGAGTACACTGGTCTTACAGCCACAGAAACGCTATTTAAACGCTTCTATCAGTCTTATATAGAAAACATATTTGCTTCTTCTAGCAGACTTATAAAAGTATCTGCTGTGTTGCCTGTTGGACAGATGATACAAATTGACCTTGCTGATGTTATCATTATAAATAACAACAAATACAGAATCAACAGCATGGACATAGAGTTAACAACAGGGAAAACAGACCTTGAATTAATAAACTATTATGCTTAAACATATAATTGACTTATTAAACTCCTCTGATTGGCTAATTGGAGATCCTGATATAGACTTTGCTAAGGGGTCAGATAAATTGCCATCTACATTCAAACAAACTAAACAATTAATAAAGAGAAGACATGGCAGTAAATAAATATATAATTCAGCTTGTAGTAGAAACTGGCTCTGGTGAAACAAAAGTGAGAGGTGTATCTAAGGCGTTTCAGGACTTAGAAAAACAGTCAAAAAAGACAAATGATGCCATAAAAAAGAACAGCGATGCGTTAAAGGACAATAGCAGTTCCGCTGGTATTGCTGGAGCCGCAACTGCTGAATTTGGTCGTTTAATATCTGATGCTCCATTTGGGATTCAGGCTGTAACAAACAACTTGTCTCAATTAGGGTCTATGTTCGCCCTCTTGGTTGAAAAAACTGGAGGAGCAAAGAAGGCTTTGGAGTCAATGACAGATGTTGTATTTAAGAATGGAAAAATAACTGCTACTGGATGGCTTATCGTATTCCAAGCTGTCATTGCGGCAATAGAATTTTTCGCTCAACGGGCAAGGTCTGCGGCTAAGGAAACGGCTGAGTTAGAAAAGGCTATAATTACATCGTCTTTAAGTTTAAAGCTTGCTAAACAGGCTTTAGATGATGAAAATACATCTTTGGAAGAAAAAAGGGGGATAATATCTGCTTTGTCAGAAAAGTATCCAGAATATAACTTTGAGTTGGATGAAAACAATAGGTTGACTAGAGAGGGGAATGTTGCTATAGAAGAGCAAATAAAACAACTTGAAACACTAGCTAAAGCTAAAGCTCTTCAGAGTCAATTAGAAGATGCTTATTCAGAAAAAGCTCAGCTAACCGTAGAATTTCTTAAGACAAATAATAGTGCCTTTGGTGTGTTCAAGAACATACTTCTAGGCTCTGGAACTGCTTTAGAGAAATTAAATGCAATAAGTGCTGCTGTTGCTACTGGAGGTTTTGCGACTGGCACACAGGCTGTACAGTTATTTGTTAATTCTCTTTCCGATATAGATGATAGGATAAAGATTTTAGGTGAAACATTAGGAACAGAAGGCTTAATAAATATATTATTAGGAGAAGGCGGAGAAGAAGGAAGATCTGCTGCTGTAACAGACTTGGGTGACAAGTTTTTTGATGATGGATTTGCATTAAGTAAAAAATTTATAGAGGGCTTAATATATGGCCAAGAAGAAATAGAAGACCCCCTTTTAGGATATGTTAATTTAAGAAAGCTTGAAATAGAGGAGGAGATAATTGCTGAAAGCGATAGACAAAAGGAGCTTGCTGAAATAAAACAAGCAGAGCTTGAGGTATTTAAAGAGGTTGAACTTGCTAAGGTTGACATAATAGAAACAGCTTTTAGAACGATAGCTGATATATCTCAAAACAATAGATTTATTCAAGCTGCGGCTTTATTAGGAGAGTCTGCCGCAGGTATTGCTAAAGTTATAATTAATACCAAATCAGCTAATGCTGCATTAAGGCTACAACAAGCAGCGATAGCCACATTAAACCCAGCAGCAGCAGCACTTATAGAGGCAAAAATAAAAGCTAATAATGTTTTTGCAGCAGCAGATATTGCAGCGAATATTGGGGCTACAGCAACAGCATTGAGCAGACTTAAAGCTCCAATGGCGACTCCATCAACCCCATCTATAGGATCAGATGGTGGTGTTTCTATTCCAGTAGTAGCACCAGGTTTTAATGTAGTTGGTGCTGCTGGACAGAATCAATTAGCTGCTGCTATTGCAGGACAATTCCAACAACCAGTCAAGGCTTATGTGGTTTCTTCTGATGTAACTACTGCACAAGAATTAGACAGAAGAATTGTACAAGGAGCGTCAATTTAAAACGAATACTAACTAATAAGTTACCCTTATATGGAAGTTTACGAGTTATTTATAGAAGAAGATAGCGAGTTCTCAGGAGTAGAAGCTATCTCAATCGTAGAAGAGCCTGCTATTGAAGAGGATTTTATAGCACTAAAAGCTCATAAGGTAGAAATGGCCGAAGTAAATGCTGAAAAACGCATCTTAATGGGGCCAGCATTGATACCAAACAAGAAAATCTATCGCAGAAATGGCGATAATGAGGAATACTACATCTTTTTTAGCGAAAGCACTGTTAAAAAGGCTTCTGAGCTGTTCTTAAGCAGAGGAAATCAGAATAATTCAACCTTAGAGCACGAATATCAGCTAAAAGGTATGTCTGTAGTAGAATCTTGGATCGTAGAAGACGAAAAACAAGATAAATCTGCATTATACAACTTAAATATGCCTAAAGGCACCTGGATGGTGTCTGTAAAAGTAAACAATGAAGAAGTCTGGGAAGAATTTGTCAAAACTGGAAAGGTTAAAGGTTTTAGTATTGAGGGATACTTTAGTGATAATGCTGGAGGACCTAAAGAACAGGTGGAAGAGACGCTTTGCAAAGATTGCCTTGAGGAACTACAAGCGGAATATGCTCTTTTAGAGGCTGTAGCAGCTTTAGAAGAAGTAGAATTGGAGTCTTATGGAGGTTATCCTGAGTCTGCATCAAACAACGCTAAATTAGGTATCAAACGCAATAAAGAATTAGGCAATAAATGTGCAACTCAAGTAGGAAAGGTAAGAGCACAGCAGTTAGCTCGCAAAGAGAAGTTTACAGTTCCAACCTTGAAGAGAATCTACAGTTACCTAAGCAGGGCAGAAGAGTATTACGACCCAGCAAAGCCAGAGGCTTGCGGTACGATTAGTTATTTGCTATGGGGAGGTAAGTCTATGAAGAATTGGGTTGAGTCTAAGTTAAAAGGACTTGATGAGATAGATGGCTAGACAGACAGCACACATTAAGATAGAGAAGCCCAAAGGAAGGGGTGTATATGCTAAAAGTAAAACTAGCGTTTCTAAAACATCAAAGAATTATAAGAAACCATATAGAGGACAAGGCAGATAATGGCAAGCGTATTCAATACATCATATAGAACAAAGTCAGATGTAAACACAGAAGACGAAAGACTTTATTACAACATTGAGGAGGGTGCTTTTGTACACACCTCAGCAGGCGTATGGACAGTATATAAAGGCGAGTGGGTAAAGTTATATCCACAAGCTGGAGAAGGCACGATGATAGGTTGGGTAAGATACGATGATACTGAATATACTTCGTTAAATAAACTCGCTCTAACTGATGGTGTAGAGACACACTTGCCAAACAACGGAGGGCTAATTACAAAGTCTCACGATGTTAGCTACTATAACATACAAACAGAGAAAGTATTTGGTGATACAGCTAATGATGTTTATACGCTTACGGTTATTTTCAAAGCGTCTTCTCCACAGACAGTAAATACTCACTTGGATTTCACGATGACTGGTGTTGTTGGATATGATAGAATAAACAAGTCGTTAAGTTTCTCTAAGGGCAATAACGAGGAGCAGAACTTTCACGAAGTGTACCAATACTATGTGAATCAAGATTTCATCACTAATGGTGCTGAGTTAAGAATAATGAGTCACGGAGGTGACGCTTCTATTTGGGATATTATTTACTTTATACAAAAGACACAAAGCTATGCGTAGTAGATATTCTAATAGACGCAATCCAAGCAAGACAAGTCCAAGAGAGAGCAGAAGAGCTTGTTTGTGTAAGAATGGCTCTCTGTATAGCAGAAGATGTTGCAATGGAAATATGATTAATCAGGGCATTGGTAAAATTTGAAAATACAACAGTCTAAGTAAGTAATAGTTAACCTAATATAAATTGAATTTTATGAAAGCAAGTGAAATTGTAGACAGACTAAAATCTGTCTTACTTTCTGCTGACGAAGTACAGCCAGAGGCTGCTGAAGAGCAAGTTGAATTGGCTGCTGAAGAAGTAGAAGTAAATGATCCTGTTATTCTTGAGGATATGCCAGAAGATGAGGCTTCTCCTGAAGATGTAGCAGAAGATGTAGCAGAAGAAGAAATTAAGTATGCTACCAAAGAAGAGCTTGACGCTGCTGTTGCAGAAATGAAAGCTATGTACGAGGCAATCGTAGAGAAAATGGGTTCTGAAGAGATGGAAGTAGAGATTCCTGCTGAAGAACTAGCAAAAGAGGAGTTATCTTCTCAAGAAGATGGAGCGGAGCCAATCCAGCACTCTCCTGAAGTAGCTGAAGGACAGAAGTTAAACTTCTTTAAGTCAGCTAAATCACGCAATACAATGAGTGTTGTGTACGAAAAAATGTTTAATAAGTAATTTATCTATTTAAAAATGGCAACTACAACTTCAATTACAACTACTTACGCTGGTGAATTTGCTGGACAGTACATCTCAGCAGCGTTACTTTCAGGTAAGACCCTGAATGAAAATGCTATTAGCATTAAACCAAATGTGAAGTACAAAGAAGTAATCAAAAAGATTGCTACTTCTGGACTTATCGCTGACGCTACTTGTGACTTTACTGATACAGGATCAGTTACTTTGACTGAGAGAATCCTTACTCCAGAAGAGTTCCAAGTAAATGTTGAGCTTTGTAAAAAAGACTTCCGCTCTGATTGGGAAGCTATCCAAATGGGTGTTGGTGCATTTGACCAACTTCCTCCTTCATTCGCAGACTTCCTTATCGCTCATGTAGCTGGTAAAGTAGCTGAGAAAACTGAGCAAAACATCTGGGGTGGTGTTAATGCTACTGCTGGTGAGTTTGATGGTATTACAGTACTTGCTGCTGCTGATGCTGATGTAAACGATGCTGCTAACGGTGCTGAAACTTCATTCACTTCATCTAATATCGCTACTCTTTTAGAGAATGTATTAGCTGCTGTTCCTTCAACTGTTTATGGTCGTGAGGATCTTACTATCTATGCTCCAACTGTAGCTTACAAAGCTTATATTCGCTCTTTAGGTGGATTTGGTGCTTCTGGATTAGGTGCTGCTGGTGTTGATAGCAAAGGTGGACTTTGGTACAACAATGGAAATGCTCTTTCTTTTGATGGGGTAAAAATCCAACACGCTCCAGGTATGCCTTCTGACCACATCGTTGCTGGTGAAGCTTCTAACATCTACTTTGGTACTGGTCTTCTTTCTGACCATAACGAAGTTAAAGTTATTGATATGGCTGACCTAGATGGATCTCAAAATGTAAGAGTTATTATGAGATTTACTGCTGGAGTTCAGTACGGAATTGGATCTGATCTAGTTCTTCTTACTTTAGCTTAATAAACAAATTGTATAACAAAAGAGGGTAGGTGAGCCTTAGAGCCTGCCTACCCTTTTTTAATAATAAAAAATAAATTATGGCTTGTGACATTTCAGCAGGAAGAGCGTTACCTTGTAAGGACTCAGTTGGTGGTCTTAAGAATGTTTATTTTGCGAACTATGGAGATGTATCTACCACTTTAAGTGCAGACGACTCTATTGCTTCAACAGAATTTACAGGAGATACATTCTACCAATACGAACTTAAAGGGACTTCTTCTTTAACACAGAATATCCAATCTTCTAGAGAGAATGGAACAACTGCTTTTGAGCAGGTACTGGAACTTACCCTACCAAAATTAAGTGCAGCAGACAACCAAGAGGTTAAATTATTAGCATTTGGTCGCCCTCACATTGTGGTAGAGGACTATAACGGAAACTTCTTCTTAGTAGGTAGAGAGCATGGAGCTGATGTAACTGGTGGTACTATTGTTACTGGTGCATCTATGGGTGACCTTTCAGGATACACTCTTACATTCACAGGAATGGAAAAACTCCCTGCCAACTCAATCACTGGTGGAGATTTCACTACTCAAGCTACTATCGTTACTTCATAGTAATATATAGTTTGTATTAAGAAGAGCAGCCCCGTAAGGCTGCTTTTTTTATGCGTAATAAAAACAAAATATATACCTTGCGGTTATCCTTTTGTGATACGATTACAACCTACAGATACGGAACAAACATTTAGTATTATACCATCTTCTTTTGCCTCAGCAAACTTGGATGCAGCCTCTATTACTTTAACAGAGAATGGTACTAATTTATCTGAAAGCAATGTAACATTTACTTGGGCAGAATCAACTAATGGCAATTTTATTGAGATTAGCATGACTCCAACAATAACATTGAAAGAAGATCAAATATATACTTTAGAACTTACAACAACAACAGATGTATTGTACAGAGATTTGGTGTATATTACAAGCATAACAAATAAAAAACAAGTGTTCGCTTATCCAGATGCTTACGATGAGTATTCAGATGGGGATGACGAATATATAGTATTGTGATATGGCAAAACCTAGAGTAAGATTAGTTAACACAAACGATCAGCCTAAGAGCTATAAGAATAGCGTCAGATTGGTCAACCTTAGTGGCTACCAGGCCCCAGAGATCATAGAGGATGATAGAAAAGACTGGGTATTATATAAGACTGGAGATGATGGTCAAGATTACTTTGAGTCTTTAATAGAGAAGTATCTTGGTAGTCCTACCAACGCCTGTTGTATCAATGGTATAACAGAGATGATCTATGGTAGAGGCTTAGATGCTCTTGACAGTGCTGAGAAGCCTGAGATGTATGCTAAGATGAAGCTGTTATTCAAGCCATCTTGTATGCGTAAAGTAGTTAATGACTACAAACTCTTGGGACAGGCTGCTGTACAAGTCATCTACAATAAGAACAAGACTGCTATTACAAAGGTGGTACACTTCCCAATGGAAACATTGAGAGCTGAGAAGGCTAAGAATGGCAAGTGTGAAGCATATTACTACCACCCTAAATGGGCAGAGCTTAAAACATCTGACAAGCCTAAGCGTATTCCTACATTTGGTAATGGAGGCAAGGGAGACTTACTAGAATTATACATCTTTAAACCATATAAATCAGGATTCTATTACTATGCTCCTGTTGACTATAATGGCTGTCTTCAATATGCAGAGTTGGAAGAAGAAGTGGCAAACTACCATATTAACAATATACAAAATGGCCTTCAGCCTTCGTTATTGGTTAATTTTAATAACGGTATTCCTAATGAAGAGACTCAGGAACTTATAGAGCGTAAGATCTATGATAAGTTCTCTGGATCTTCTAATGCAGGTAAGTTCATACTTACCTTCAATGAGTCTGCTGAAGACCAAGCAAGCATTGAGGCCATTCACTTGCCCGATGCTCACGCACAATATCAATTCCTAGCTGATGAGTCAAGAGAGAAGATTATGCTTGGCCACAGAATTGTGTCTCCTATTCTTCTTGGTATTAAAGACAATACTGGTTTTGGTAACAATGCTGAGGAGCTTCGTACAGCTTCTATCATCATGGATAATATGGTTATCAGACCATTCCAACAACAGCTCATTGAGGGCTTAGATGAGATATTGGCATTTAACAAAATAACTCTTCAATTATACTTCGTTACTCTTCAGCCTATTGAGTTTACAGAGCTTGACAATATCGCCACCAAGATTAAGCGTGAAGAAGAGACTGGTGAGAAGCTTTCTAAGCAAGAGCCAGAGGAGCTTTCAGATTTGTCTGATGAAGAGTTTGAGGACCTGTTTGACCAACTAGAAGACTATGGAGAGGTTATCTCTGACGAGTGGGAATTAGTATCTGCTGAGAAAGTAGATCTAGCAGCGGTATCAGAAGACGATGCGAAGCCTTCTAAGAGCAGTTCTCAGGATAACAAGGGCTACAAGGTAAGATATGCTTATATGCCTGTTAGAAAGTCTCCTGATAGTCGTGAGTTCTGTGTTAGAATGGAAGCTTTAACAGATAAAGATATTGTATTCAGATTAGAGGACATTAATCAGATGTCATTTAGAGGAATCAATAATGAACTTGGACACAATAAACGCAACTACTCTTTATTTAAGTACAAGGGAGGCAAGAACTGCCATCACTTCTGGGAGAAGAGAGTATATAAAAAGAAAACAAGAGTAAGCGAAGATGAGGCGTTAGCTGAAGGCTATGTAGCACCAGTCAATCCAGATGAAGTGCCAATAGCACCAAAGGATATGCCAAATAGAGGAGCTTACCCAACAAGTAAATAATTATGGCACAGAAGGCATTATTTGTTACAATAGCAGACATAAAGAAGAAGTCTATCATTAGTGGTAATGTAGACCCTGATAAGATTGTGCAATTTGTTGAGGTAGCTCAAGACACGCACATTCAAAACTATCTAGGAGGCAAACTGTATAAGAAGCTACAAGAGTTGATTATTAACGATGAAATTGATTTAGTGGCTAATGCAGACTATAAGACGCTTCTAAACACCTATATCAAGCCAATGCTTATTTGGTTTACTCAAAGCGATTATATGCCATTTGCTGCTTTTCAGATAAGCAATGGAGGCATCTATAAGCATAGAAGCGAAAATAGTGATTCAATAACTATGGAAGAGCTTAATATGCTTGTTGCAAGTGCTTTGGAGACTGCTGAGTTCTACACTAGACGCTTTATGGACTATATGGATCATAACAGCAATTTATATCCTGAATATACAAGCACAGCTAACGAAGATATGAATCCTGATAGGGATGTAAACTTTGGCGGTATTTATCTTGGATAAAAGAGGAAAGTATAAACCAAAAGAGGAAAATGTACGCAAGCTATTTGCGTTCCTTAAAAAGATAGGCGAATTGGAAGATTCGTCTATTGTTGTATCCAATAGCAAAAAGAATAAGTAATGGCAGTAGATGTATCTAAGATACCCAATAATAACAAGTTTGACCCTGTAAGAGAAGCAATACTTCAGTTGCAATCTGATATTACTAGTGGGGTAGCAGGTGTTGGTAGTTTAAATGGTCTAACTGGTCTGTTAACTATAGCAGGGACAAGTCCTATAACTGTAACCCCATCAGGAACTACAATCACCATCTCTCTTGACAGTACCATCTCAGGAGATAGAACATTCTCTGACAATGTAATTATCTCAGGAAATCTTACTGTAAATGGTACTACTACCACAATAAGCACAACAGAGCTTACTGTTGAAGATAAGAACATCACTATAGCTTATGGCTCAGGAAGTGCCTTAGCAGCAGATGGTGGAGGGATTACTATTGATGGAGCTAACGCCACAATGCTATATGCTTATTCTACCGATAGAATGGTGTTTAACAAACCAGTAGAATCTACCTATTTTCATGGCGATGGTTCAAACCTTACCAATATAACTGTTTCAGAAACAGACCCAATATATACTGGCTCTTCTTGGTACACTACAACAAATAATTCTACTAATTGGAATACTGCCTATACTTATAGTCAAGTAGGACACTTGCCATTATCAGGAGGTACAGTAAGTGGAAATGTAGCCATTACAGGCAATCTTACAGTGGACACAAATACGCTGTTTGTAGATGCAACAAATAACAGGGTTGGTATCTTAACAAATACGCCTGATTATGGTCTTGATGTCCAGACAACACTAAGAATGCGAGATGTAGGTCAGATTTTATCATTTGATACTACTGGTGCAGCAAATTCTGTTCAACTATATACTGCTAATAGCTATGAATTTTTGATTGTCAATTCAAGAGGAAACACTTCAAGATTAACTCTTGGCAATAGTAATATATCTCTTGGAACTTATGGAACTAGCATTTTACACTTAGACACTGCCAATAATAGGGTTGGGATAAATACAGTTGCTCCATCTTACACATTAGATGTCAATGGCTCTGCTGCATTTAGAAACACAAGCTATGTTATTAATTCAGCGTTGTATAGCTATGATACAACTTCAGGAACATATCTTCAGTTTTATAACAATGGCGTAAGTGGTTATTTGACTATGCTTGGGGCACAGGATTTATTGCTTCAAACAAATGGTGGTAATCTAGCAGTTGGGACTACTTCTGCAACTCAAAAATTAGAGGTCAATGGTGTTGGTTTATTTACAGGAACTTCTTTAGCAGGCAATACACAAACAGGTGTTTATATTTACGACCAAAACATTTATTCGTTAGCTGGAAGTAGTGCTAGACCATTGAATATATTTGGTCAAACTCTTAGCTTCTATACAGGGACGAGTTATAGTCAAAGCGTTATTATAGACGCAGATGGACAGGTTGGTATCAATGAGGCAAACCCTTCTGCCTTATTACACATAACAAATAATGAAACAAGTGATTTAACTCATTTATTGCTTGAGAATACTGACGCTGGCACTTCACAAGCCCCAAACCTTGCGTTATATAGAAATTCATCATCGCCAGCAGCAAATGATGCTTTAGGAAATATTTTGTTCTATGGCAAAAACGCTTCAGGAACACAAGTACCATACGCTGAAATATTTAGTGAAATAGTAGATACAACTGCTGGCTCTCACGATGGAAGGCTTGTTTTCTACAACTACATAAATGGAAGTGGTGATTACTCAATGGTTCTAAGTGGAAGAAACTTAGGCATTGGTTTATCTTCGCCAGCTACTAATTTGCATGTCAGAAATACAGGTGCTACTGCCTTAAAACTTGAGAACTTTGGTACTGCTAATTGGATGCTGGGCGTACCTTCAGGACAAACCTATTTAGCATTTGATAATGTGAACAATGATTTGTCTGCACCAAAAGTTGTAATCAATTCTTCAGGGTATCTTGGACTAAATACAACTTCTCCATCATACCTTCTTGATGTGAATGGTAGTGCTGCTTTTAGGTCTTCTAGTTACGCTTTAGATTCAACTTTTTATGGGTATAGCAGTACTGGTGGCGTTTATTTAGGATTATATGGTGGAACTGATGGTAGGGGTTATTTAGGTACGACTGCTAGTGAAGATTTGGTTTTAAATTCAACAGGTGGAAATGTTGGTATAGGAACTACGCCAAGCACTAATCTTGAGGTCTATGATAGTGCAAACCCAACGCTTAGATTACAAACAACTGGAACAACAAATCAAGGTAGTATTGAATTTGGCGATTCAGCAGATGCTGATGTAGGAATCATAAATTATGTTCACGATACGAACAAGATGCGATTCTTTACTAACGCATCTGAAAAAGTGGTGATTACTGGAGATGGATTTGTTGGTGTTGGCGTTCAGAACCCTTCTTATCAATTAGAAGTAACTAGAAGTGCTTCTAACTTATTAGCAAGCTTTTATAGCACTAGCAATGTAAGCTCATTTGTAAATATTGGAACAAGCACAAACACTTTATTCGCCAATATAGGATTGACTTCTGATAATGGTACTGCTCAAATTTGGAACGCTGGTTCTACTTATGTAAGTTATGGTGGTGCTAATTCATTAAACTTCTACGCCCCTTTAGGGGTTAGTATGGCTTGGCATCCAAATGGTGCTCAAAATCAAATGGTGCTTTCAACAAGTGGTACATTGAGCGTTGTTGGTGATATTGTTGGTTATTCTAGTTCAGACAAGGCTTTAAAAGAGAATATTAAGCCGATAGAAGATGCACTAGATAAGATAAGTAAGATAAGTGGCTATGAGTTTGATTGGAACGATAAACAAGATGTTTACGAAGGACACGATGTAGGGGTAATAGCACAAGAGATTGAAGATGTACTTCCTGAAGTTGTAACGACTAGAGATAATGGATACAAGGCAGTTAAGTATGAAAAACTAGCCCCACTTCTTATTCAGGCGATTAAAGAGCAGCAAGAACTCATTGAGGACTTGAAGGCTGAAATAAAACACATTAAAGGTCTGTTCTAATGTCGTTACAAGCACCCTTATCAATAAACTTTATTCAGGACTACTTTACTGCTACTTGGAGTGCAAGTGGAAATATATCGTTTAGGACTATAAATAGTGCTTTAAGTAGAACAACACCTGATGCGTTTTCTGACTTCTTAAACAACCAAGTAGATAGATTTTCATTTCAATACAGTATTCCAAGTGGTACTACTTACTCAATAAGCAGTGCAACTGGTGATTTAGATACTTCATTTAATAACTACAAGACATTTTACACGAATACTGTTGGTGGTAGTGCTGCTGGTAGTGTTTGGCAATTAATAAATACCTACCAATATGGAACACTTACCTCTTATACTGTAAGGATTTACCTTGACCATATTTCAGGTGCATTACCAAGTGGAACGATTAGAATTTATCATTCAAATAGTTCTACTGGTCCTTGGACTTTAAAAACAGTTGGGGCAGAATATAGTACAACCAGTTATTCGTTTACGCCAAACACTTCAGGAAATGATTATTTTCAAATGTTTATTGAATCACCAGTGACAGGAACAACTTATCAATGCTTATTAGGCATAGGAATAGAAATCTCATAATTTAAATATAAAATGAACACTTATTACTTTAAAATTAACGCAGTAGACGCAAAGGTCAGTTTAAATGGACTATCCAATGTTATCACGACTGTACATTATACACACATTGTGAAGGATGAGCATGGCAATGAATATGGTCGTAATGACGCTATTGTATTGCCTGAACCACAACCTGATAATTTTGTTGCAGTAGATGACTTGGTACAAGCAGATATTATTTCTTGGATTGAGCCATTGCTTGACCTTGATGCACTACAGGTTGCTTTAGATGCCAAGCTCGCTGAAAAGATAACGCCAAGCGTTGTTCGTTTGATTATTCCTGAAACAAATGAACCAGTAGTTGAAGAACCAGTTGTTGAGCAACCACCTTCTGAAGTTCCCAACATTGGACAATAATTTGTATATTTGAACAAACTAGTTTATTATGTCAAAAATTACTGAAGAGGAGCTTAAAGAGCTTAGAGACCAAGAGGTCAAGAAAAATTCTATTAAATTAGACCTTGGAACTCTTGATGTGCAAAGACACGCTTTGCTCCACGCATTTGCTCAAGTACAAGATGAGCAGAACAAAACAACAACCACGCTAGAAGAAAAGTATGGCAAGGTCAATGTTAACCTAGATGATGGTTCCTACGAGCCAATCGCAGAAGAAGTAGAGGAGGGGCAATAAGCCCCTCTTTTAATTTACAACAGTTTGTTATTTTTTAGTTATCCATGTATAAAGTTTACTAAAATGGATAATAAAATTTCCTTTATAGCAGGCTGGTTTTTAACAGCAGCTACCACCATAACAGCATCAGGAATATTAAATGCAGTAGTTTTAGGTCTCTTAGGGGGTTTCTTTGGTATCATAGGCAAAGAGGCCTATTACTATACAAGAGATCAATATAGAATATATTGGCCCAAAGCAAAGGCTTGGGTAGCATCTAAAATAGCGTGGATTAAGAGCAAGCTCTAATGACTGCCCCAAAGCTAAATGACGACAGTTCTTTATCTATCAATATCAAATGGCTTATACAGATAGTCATATTGGTGGGTACTGCTGTGTATTTATACTTTGGCTTAGAGAATAGAATAGCTAATAACGAAGACGAAATTAGCGGTTTAAGATTCAATCAGAACAATTATGTGTTTCCTGATATTAGAGTTTTAGAAAATGAAGTAATAGACTTTAAATTAGAGCGAGAGAGAGTTAGGAAAGACATTCAACGACTTAGAGAAATAGTAAACGAGAAATAAATGAGAGTATTTATCCTAATTGCAGCGTTATTGCTTTCTAGCTGTTCAAGCAGCAGGGTGATTAGTCAGAAGGACATTACCAAAGAAAGTAGTTGGCTAGAGTCAAGTGAGGATAACCCAATCATCAATGTCATTCAAAAGCATTATGCTAACAATGATGTGGAGGTTATCATTAAAAAAAAACTGACTACTGACTATGTAAAGATAATGTTAAGCAAGCAGGGTAGAACTATATCTAAAACCACAATCAAGAACCAATGAGCGACAAGAAAAAGTTTAAAGATACAGGTGTAGGTAAGTTTTTAATGGGCAAACTACCTGAGCTTGCAAGTGCAGCCCTCACAGGAGGCCCTTTAGAGGCTCTTAGAACGATTATTGACTCTGATGCGTCTATAGGACCAGAAGAGAAGCAAAGACTCCACAATGAGCTTATAGAGGCTTATAAGGCAGAAGTAGAGGACAGAGACTCTGCAAGAAGTCGTGAAGTAGAGATTGCTAAGGCAGGTAAGAACGATTGGCTCTTTAATCTAACAGGTATTGTTGGGTTAGGAGCTTTTGGCGTTATTATATGGGCAATTCTTGCCCTAGATATTCCTGAGACTAATAAAGAGCTATTCTACCATTTAATTGGTATCGTAGAGGGTGTTTCATTAAGCATCTTTGGTTATTATTTTGGGACCTCAATGAAGGACAACAAAGACAAATAGCCTCTTTAACATAGTAGGGTCTTTAACATAGTAGGGTATGAAACTTACAGAGCATTTTAACAGAGAAGAGTTTGAGTGTACAGATGGCTCAGAAATGCCAATAGAAGTACAGCTCAACATAGCAGAACTAGCTGTTCAGTTAGAAATTATCAGATCTCATTTTAACGCACCTATACATATTAATAGTGCGTATAGATCACCTGAATACAATGCAACAATACCAGGCAGCTCTAAGAATAGTCAGCATATATTAGGCAAAGCAGCAGATATAGTTGTAGATGGTTATACACCAGATGAGGTTGCCGATGCCATAGAGTTCCTTATTTCTACAGGCATGGTTAAAGAAGGTGGATTGGGAAGATACAACTCATTCACTCATTACGACATTAGAGGAACAAGAGCTAGGTGGAATTACAAGACTATTTGATATAGTTATCGTGTGATAAGAAGTGACTTTTCTTAGTCTTGGAGACAAGTGGCTTCGTATTTGACTTCGCCACTTGCTAAAGCTATTAGTCTAAAGACGCAGTAAAGTTACGACTTTTTTTTGACATTGTCAAGTTCAGGAAAAATATTTCTATTTCTTTCCCTGAGTTTCATTTTTATTTATTATATTTACATCAGTTTCATCTCTTAAGTAAAGGGGAGGGAGAAAAAAGATATTTGACAGGATTGGCTTTCGTTACCTCCCCAATACTTTAATATGACAAAAGAAGAAGAATTAGATAGAGAAGGATTGAAAGTGTTGAGATGGTCTATGTTTGATAGTCCAGACACTCCTGGTTCAGGATACAGATTCATGGAGAGAGAGCCAGTAGTTGCTTTAGATAGAGCTGCACATAGATATGAGTATAGACCTAATGTTATTCTAGGATATACATCTAAGAGAGTGGCTGACAATATGGGGCTAGTAAGCACAGATTCTCATAGAATAGGCAAAGCAGTTAGGATCAGATGTGTTGGTTCTAGAAAAAGATTAAAACTTGTACGATCTCTTATGGAACAGGGAGTACAAAGATTTGCAATAAATAAAGAGGTTGTTTATTTTGATACAGACGAAATGAAGCCTCCTGCGATATACCTCTGGTAATCTAGAGTTATTTTTCCTTTTTGTTTTTAGTTAGTTAGTTTAGTTTGGTTGGAGGGGCTTAGGCCCCTCTTTCTGTCTTAAATGTTAAAATTGTTAAAATTCTTGACTTGTATTACAATGAGTTGTAGGTTTACACAAATCATTAAAATTATTCTATGGATTTAACTAAAGTAAACCCCATTCTTGGCTATAAGATGTATAGTCAACAAGACAAGGCCTTGATGGCTCAAAGAAGTGCCTATGGCATTAACATTCCTGTAAGAGGACTCTATAAATCAAACAGAGATGTATAATTTGATGTCATTTAAGGAAGCAAGAATTGAAGCCTTGCTAAACGAGCTTAATAAGAAAAGCAAACGCATTCAGCAACTAGAAACCTTTGTTTTTGAGCTGATTAATGACGAGTGTCCAGATTGGTATAAGGATGTCGTCAAGAAAGAAGTCTTTGACTCAATAGAAGAAGTTTAATAATTTTGTTTATATTTACATTATGGAAAGTTTAACTCTACAAGAAAGATTGCTTAAGGTGCAGACAGAATTAAAAGCACCCAAGAATCAGTACAACAGTTTTGGGAAGTACAAGTACCGAAACCAGGAGGACATCTTAGAAGCGGTGAAACCACTATTATCTAAGCACTCCCTTAATCTGATCGTCACAGATGAGGTGAGAGAAATTGCAGGACTAGCATTTATCCACGCTACTGCTAAAGTGTTTGGCGAACCACAAGAACCAATAGTTGAGGTATCTGCTCAGGCAGGTATTGACCCTAACAGAAAAGGAATGGACATTGCTCAGTCTTTTGGTTCTTCTAGTAGCTATGCAAGAAAGTATGCTCTTAATGGATTATTCCTGATAGATGATACTAAAGATGCAGACGCTACTAATACACACGACCAACAGCCTGCTAAGGCTAGTAAGGAAGCCCTGCCAAAATCAGGAGATAAGTTTAACAAGGCTAAAGAGTTTATTAAGAACGGAGGTTCTATAGATTCTATAAAAGCCAAGTATCAAATAAGTAAACAAGTAGAACAATCATTATTATCTTAAATTATGGGAGCATTATTAAACTTCAGCATCAACCTTGACAAATTAGACAAGTCAAAAGTAATCAAAGGTGCAAAAGGAAACTATTATGACTTAACAGTTTCTATCAATGACAAGTCTAGCCAATATGGGAACAATGTTTCTGTATTTGACTCACAAACAAAAGAACAGCGTGAGGCCAAAGCAGAAAAGAACTATGTGGCTAATGGCAAAGTGATCTGGACTGATGGCAATATTTATGTTGCTGAGAAATCAGAGCAGACACAAGAAGCACAGTCTGCAACAGCAGATATTGACTTGCCATTTTAATTAACTAAGTCTAGGGGGGATTCGTTCCCCCCATGACTATAAACAGAGAGAGATGACTAAAGATATTGATTACGAACAAGAGGAAAGAGATTTAAGAGCAGAGTATTATTTAGAGGAGTGTTATATTGATCCCAATGAGGAAATAGAGCATCCACCAGTTGCAATTAGTTATAAAGATCATTCATACCAAACCAAAGATGGAACTATAACCTATCCAACACCAATAGCAACTTATGGTAACTTTAGTTTTATTGCTGCTCCTCCAAAACACAAAAAGACTTTTCTAGTTAGCTTATTATCAGCAGCTTACTTAGGAGGCAACTGTGAAAGGTTTACAGGAAAAATAAAAGGACATAGAGATGGTAAATGTATTTTACACTTTGATACCGAGCAAGGAAGATTCCACGCCCAAAGAGTCTTTAGGAGACCTATTGATATGTGTGGATTGGGAAACGAATGTTACAGGACTTATGGACTTAGAAGACTATCTCATAAAGAAAGACTAGCTGCAATAGACTTTGCTATTAGGACTTCAGACAATCTAGGATTGGTCATAATAGATGGTATAGCAGATTTAGTAAGCGATGTAAACAATATAGATGAAGCTAATGAGGTTGTGCAAATGCTAATGAAATGGACAGAGGTGCACAACATACATATAATAACGGTGATTCACATGAACTGGGGGAGCACAAAGCCTACGGGTCATTTGGGTTCAGCGTTACAAAAGAAATGTGAAACAGAGATACATTTGGAGAAAAGTGAATTTGACAATAGTATTGTTAATGTTAAATGTAGGTCTAGCAGA